GGTTCTCGGGCCGAGCGGGCAGCCTCACAACTGGTTTGGCGTCGCCCCTGTGGCTCCCCCGGTGGCGCCCGTGGCTCAGCGGAGGGTCCGGTAAATGGGTTTCGCGAAGTTCGCCCACGCCTCGGTGGTTCAACCGGCTATCAACCGTGTCGGTTGGGACGAGATCCGCCAGGCGGCAGTCGGCCTTGACACATTTAAGGATCGGGCAGCTTCGCAGGTCGTTCTACAGCAGTACGACCCTTCCAAGTTCCTGCTCTCCCATTGTTCGATCATTGCTTCGGTCGACACGGAGAACCCCGGTGGCGCCCTCGGCAAGCAGATGTTCGATGGGGTGCAGATCGACCGGAAGTACCCCGACTACTACATCACGGTCGGGACGACGAAGTACATCAACAACAACCATGATGCGTGGGAGCGCAAGCTCCTCCTCGCGGCCTACAAGACCTTCATCGGCGCAGAGAACTACGTCGAGCACATCCAAATCCCGGAGCTGTCGAAAGGCAAGATCATCGACGCCGCCGCTCGGGACATTGGGGACTCGATCTACGTCGACATCCTCGTGGCCACGGACAAGAAGCACAAGGCTCTGATCGACGCCATCTCTACCGGCCAGCTCGGTACGTTGTCGATGGGCTGCCACGTCGCGTTCACCCAATGCACCAAGTGTGGGAACGTGGCTGAGGACGAGCTACAGCTCTGCCGCCATATCAAGTACCAGAAGGGCAACTTCTTCCTCGACTCTATGGGGAAGCGCCGGAAGATCGCCGAGCTGTGCGGTCACATCGACCGCGAGCCGGGGTCCGTCAAGTTCATTGAGGGTTCTTGGGTCGCCAACCCCGCCTTTACTGGGGCCGTCCTCCGCAACATCCTCGACCCAGCTTCGGCTCAGATGGCCGAGGCGATGAAGAAGAAGATTCAGGTCGCGTTCTCGGAGCCGGCTCGCACCTTCGATCCCAACGTTCTCCAGAAAGCCGCCCGTCTCGCCCCCGTAGGAGTTGGGGTGAAGGCGGTCCCCGGCGACCATCTCGCCTACCTCTTCGATGGCCCGTCCCTCGGGGTGCTCCAAGCTCCCCCGGCCTTCTCCACACAAGAGAGGGCTGAGGCCAACCTGACGGCGCGTCGCCAAGAGATCGCTTCTGCCAAGACGGCGGAAGAGGACTTCCCTGGTGAGGGTGGGGGCGAAGGTGGCGAGCAGGCCCCCAAAGAAGATGAGGACCCCTTCAAGAAAGTGGTCGATGACCTATACCAGACCTTGACGGACAAGGTTGTTGAGCGAGTCCGTCAAGAGCTTGCCAAGGGCGAGCAAGGTGAGATCAAGAAGATCATCGACGAGAACAGCTCCAACGAGTCTTTGATCAAGTCCTCGCTCCGTTACCCCAAGTGGCGAGAGCGGGCGAAGGTGGTCATGGCTTCCGTGAAGACCCCGTCAACCGCAAGAGCGGTCTTGGCAGGTTTGATTCTTCACGACCATGGAGGATGGGAAGCGGTACGCCGTGCAAACCGCTTTTCAGGACGGGAGATCCTTGTGGTGTCCCGTTTGGTCGATCGACTCACCAAGCGATCCTCCATGGCGGGGGACGCTCGGGTCTACAGGACTGTGATCGCTGTAGGCGGCACGGGCCGGTATGCAGATGTAAATAGCTACCTTGCGGCTTGTCGGAAGGTAGTCGGACGCGACCTCATGGAGTCCGAGAAGGCACTTCTAGTGGAGAAGGGCCGATTGTACTCCCTCGGACTCTAAAAAAGTCTTTATACGAGTCCTTCACCAACTGAAAGGATCCCCCCGATGCCCCGCGAGCGCTCAACCTGGAACCATGACGAGATCGTCAAGCGGGCGACCGTCAAGACGGCCGACCCCTACCTCATGAACCAGGATCACGTGAAGGTCCAGCCTCCGGCTGACAAGTACGTGACTGGGGATCCTTCGTCCTTCGCTGAGGACGTCCACCCGTCCAACGGGACGTGGGAGGCGGAGTACAGCGGTGGGCAGGTGAAGCGCAACGAGATCGGCATGCCCGAGATGCGTGGCGACACCTTCAACCACCCCGAGAAGACGGCCTCGGAGGAAGTCCTCACCAAGAAGGCTGCCCTCTGCGTTGCCATCGCCCGAGCGATGCTCCCCAAGACGGCTTCCGAGTCGGACATCGAGGAGCAGTCGATCTCGTTCATGTACCTCCCGGACTCGGAGGTCATGTCCACGTACACCCGCCTCGCCAACGACGACGAGGAAGAGGAGGGTGGTGACGAGGAAGAGGGTCAGGCCAAGCAGGGCGGCGAGATGCCTCCGCAGTTCAAGGAGAACGCGGAGAAGAAGAAGGAAGAGGCCGAGGACAAGAAGGAAGGCGAGGACAAGAAGGCGAACCAAGATCAGGTCGCTCAGGCTGTCCAGGCTCTCCAGCAGGGTGACGCTCAAGCGGCCCAGGCGATGGTCCAGCAGGCCATGCAGCAGCAGATGCAGGCGCAGCAGGAGCAGCAGGCCCAGCAACAGCAGATGCAGGCGCAGCAGCAGGTTCAGGCGCTCCAGCAGCAGCTCGCCCAGATGCAGCAGCAGCTCGCCCAGATGCAGCAGCAGGCTCAGGGCCAGCAGCAGATGCCGGTCCAGGCGGCTGCCAAGAAGAAGGCTGACGAGCAGCAGATGCAGGCACAACAGCAGGCGCTTCAGGCTGCGATCCAGCAGGCGGTTCAGTCGGGTCAAGACCCTATGCAGGCTGCGCAGCAGATCGTCCAGCAGCTCGCTCAGCAGCAGATGCAGGGCCAAGGCCAGCAGCAGATGCCGATGGCTCAGGGTCAGGAGCCCATGATGATGGGTGACGACCAGCTCATCGACCAGATGCTCGCCTCGGACGGCGGGATGCAGGCCCCCGCTGCCCCGGCCGCCATGGACATCGAGCTGGAGACCCCGTCGATGGACGTCGGTGAGGTTTCCCTCGGACCGGAGGACGACGTTCTCCGCCAGCTCTTCGCCAACGACGAGGCTCAGCAGGCCCAGCAGGCGCAGGACGGCGGCGAGGGTCAGCAGAAGCAGGCTCATGCGGTTCGCACCGCCTCTACCCGTACCGTTGGTACCCGCCCCACGCAGGGCGTGAGTCAGATCGGTGGGGGTCCTTCGGGTCGCAGCGGGAACGAGGTCGACAAGCTCTCGTCCCTCTGGGGTTCGGCCCCGAACGTCAAGGAGGCTTTCGGGCTTCCTACGGATCGTTGAATGGCAGAGGGGGTTCAAAATGAATCCCCTCGGTCTCCAATAATCCTTCAATCACCCGTAAAGGTGATTGCCTAGATGTAGATGTGAATGTGAAGGCCCCAACGCTTTCCCGCCCATAGGAGACGCATTCAATGAGCATGCGCGGACAAAGCTCGGGTGACTTCAAGGAGACCTCCGGTCGAGTGCATCTCTTCCATGTGGTCACCCGCAACAGCGTGGGTGCCCTCACGGCCGATGCCTTTACCCAGGCCAACCCTGGCGTCTACACGGGCTCAACTCTCGTCAGCACCACCCTCGCCGGTATCACCAAAGTTGGTGTTCTCGGCGGCTCGGTCGCGTTCACGCGACCGCAGGCAGGCAACAACCTCATCGGCGGCCCGTCCGTCACGGCTGGTCCAACCTTCCTCGCGGGACAGAAGCCTCTCGGCATCTTCCTGAACGATGCCGTTGGTAACGCCTTCGAGAACACCCCTGGCCCGGCCTCCGGTCGTGGCGCCTACGTGTGCGGCTCCGGCTCGTGCGTTGGCGTGACGATCTACGAGACCAAGATCCTCCAGGCGACCGGCCCCGGCAACGCTGGTGACAACCTCACCTACGCGGCTGGCGACCTTCTCTACGCTTCGGCCAACGGGCTTCTCACGAACAACCCGGACGACTCGTACGAGACCCTCTTCACTGCGGCGGCGTACTCCGTCAACCCGCATGTCCCCACGGTCGTCGGTGTCGTCAAGGCGGCCCCCGACGCCAACACCCCCATGCTCGTGCTGGATCTCCGGATCTGAGCGGAAAGGAAAGAAGGCACGAACATGGTTTCCAACGACGTCAAGCAACAGATCATCAGCGAGTACATCAAAACGGCCGCTGGCCGTGCGAAGCTCGCTGCCTCCATGATCCAGCCTCTCCGCCTCCGTCGTGACTACACGGCGGTCGGCCGCAAGACCTTCCTGGTCGAGCAGCTTCCGGACGGAGCGCTTCCGATCTACGACAAGGACCCGGACGTCACGGCGTACGTGGTCGGCGAGGAGGGCGAGAACATCCTTGCCATCCAGAAGCCCCGTCGTGTGATCTTCCCGCTGTTCGAGATCGCCTCGAACCCCGAGATCCCGCTGACGCAGATCAAGGAGCGCCGCTTCGACCTCATCGAGCGGTCCCAGGATCTCGCCAAGGCTCAGATCCAGGCGGCGGAAGACGAGCGTGTGTTCGCGGTCCTCGACAGCATCGCTGTCTCGGGCTTCGACACCCTCCCCGGCCAGACGAACCCCGACATCAACGTCGTGGCTCCGATCTCGCCGTCCGTCCTCGCGGACGCCTTCGCGGAAGTGGAGCGGCACGACCTCCGGGTTGCCCGTATCTACATGAACGCGACGGACTACGCGGACATCCGCAAGTTCGGCCGAGACATCCTCGACATCGAGTCGCAGGCTGTCCTCCTCAAGACGGGCCTCCAGGCCACGCTCTGGGGCGCCCAGATCATCACGAGCCGCCTGGTTCCGGCCGGGTTCGTGTACATCTGTGCGGAGCCGGAGAACTTCGGCCGCTTCCCGGTTCGTACGGAGCTGACGGTCCTCTCGGCGGACGACCCGAAGGCCCGCACCATCGGCTTCTCCTGTTTTGAAAATGTCGGCATCGGCGCGTTCAACCCGCGTGGTCTCACGCGGTTGATCGTCACCCGCGTCTGACACGAAACAGGCTGAATAAGCCAAAACTGAGAGGCCGCTCCGGGAAACCGGGGTGGCCTCTCGGCTTTTGTACTTCGTTGCTAACGGACCAATTAGGTGCTACCTCACTTCAAGTGAGACCTATCGACTGCCCCCTTCCTCCCGAAGCCCTACGCCAACTCTACGAAGTCGAGAAGCTCACCGACCAGGCCATCGTCGACCGGATCGGACAAGGCGCCACACTCAAGAGGGTTCGGTCTTGGCGAAAACGGTTCGGAATCGAAACCGTCTCTCGGGCGGAACGCAATGAGGTGACCTCCATCGAAGGTAGGCTCCGGTCACTTTTGGTAGGGTCGATGCTCGGGGACGGGCGGTTGGGTCGGCTACCCAACTCGACCCGGTTCCTTGAAAACCATTCGGATGCCCAACGGGAGTACATCGAGTGGAAGGCGGTTCAGTGGGGGTCGTGGGTCAAGAGCGGGGTCAAGCCGGTCGTTTGGAAAAAACCCGAAGGCACCTTCAAAGGGTGGCGGTTCGAGACAGTAGCTCACCCGAGCCTCAACGAATGGTACCCGACCTTCTACGACGAGACCGGGCCTAAGCGCCTTGACCGAAAAGTTGTAGACCTCGTGGACGCCTTCGCCTTGTCCGTATGGTTCATGGACGATGGTTCGGTTGGGTGGTGGCCCCGCATCACGTTCGGAATGCAGCCCTCCAGTCGAGATGTAGCCCTAGAAATCCTCGCCAGGTTCAATCTCAAGCCCCGGTGGGAAATTCACAACGGAAAGACGGGGGACTTTCTCTTCGAGGGGGAAGACCAAGCCCACCTTTTCATCTCCCTCGTGAAGCCCCACATGCCCGAGTGCATGAAGCACAAGCTCCATTTCGGCTTTCAAGGGCCGCACTACCAAGTCAGGCAGGCTCTACCCGAGAGTCTTCTCCGGGAGCTGGCGGCCAAAGGGGTGCCGGTGAAGCGAATGGCTAAAGACTTGGGGCAGTCTCACACGACCATCGACCGTTACTTGAGGATGTACAACATCCCGCACCCTCGGAAGGTGGGTCGACCACCTGCCTGATCTTCTTGTCGGCTCTTCTCTTCAAGATGACCGAGCCCTTCATTCTCTACCCGACCGGCCTGATTGGGGACGTCGCCATGAACGCTGGCCTACCCATGAAGGGGGCCTCTCAAAAGGCGCCCTTGGTGACTCCAGCCCTTCCGGGCGTGGCTTTCACCGCATTGGGGCCGGGTCAATTCGCCGTAGACAAGCTGACGGGGCGACAGGGGGCCATCGACGTGTGGTTCACAACGGGAGCGGCTGGTAGCTCCCGAGCCCTTGTTACCTTGGTAAACAGTACGACGGGGCAGTACGCCGAAGTCCTCTTGGACGCCAGCAACCGAATCAGCCTCTTTCATCGAGACGCGTTGGGGAACACCGTTGCCCAAATCTCCGGGCAGCTCGCCGCAGAAGGTACCGGAGTCCGTTTGCGGTACCGTTATGCGTGGGACTCGCAGGCCGTGATCGCCTCTGGAAACCGTCACGGTTACTTCCTCAAGAACGACCTAAGCGTGGGCACATGGGCGGTCAACCCCACCTCGTCGTGGGATTCCTTTCACCCTACGCATGTTTACGTGGGTTTTGTTCCGGCTGGAGTTGGGACCGGCTCGGCGTTCAACGGAACACTCCATAAAGTTCAGGTTGGAACAACCATCCCTGATTGGGTTCCGGACCCGAACACCCCCTAAACCCGGTGTAGAGGTGGCCTATGAGCCACCTCTCTGTTCTCTCGGACGCTCTGCTCTTTCTCGGGAGGGCGATCGATCCGCAAGCCGTCACGAAGACCATCTTCGCGTTCGAGCACTGTCCCTCCGACATCGGGCTGGCGGTCTGGAAGTTCAAGGTTTCGCTCGTTGGGACCAAGGGCATCGACGGAGATGGTGGTACGGAGGTCTCGTTCAACCTGACCTGGGAAGGGTCTGGGGCTACCGACGAAGCCGCCGTACAGGATTCGTTCAAGGGGGTTCAGACTCACATCCAGGGATTCCGTCAGCTTCGGGAAGCTGAAACGGGCTTCGCAGAGCAAGCTCTCATGGTCCTTACATCCGGCCTACCCGATGGTCTTTGGAGAGTTTCGGACCATCCCTCAGATACCCATGAAGAACCCAACCCCGGTGACGCCGACCTTCAGCAAATGCTTGAGGCGGCGGAGTCCATGAACGGGCAGTCAACTTCTGTTTGATTTCTTAGCTTTGGGGGAGTACCTGTTGGTGTAACTAGCTACTATGGCGCACGATGGGCGTGCCCCTCCCTGAATACGAACTAGATCGGAAGGAACCAGATGACGAAGACGCAACTCATTAGCGCCATTGCTGAGGAGATGGACGGTACCACCAAGACCCATGTGAAGGCGTTTCTCAACGCCCTCAACTTGGTCTGCGGGAAGACTCTCAAGAAGGAGAACCAGTTTACGGTGCCTGGCATCGCGAAGCTGATCCTCGTGAAAGTCGGTCCGAAGCCTGAGCGCAAGGCTCGGAACCCGGCGACTGGGGCTCAGATGACGGTACCTGCCAAGCCGGCCTCGAAGAAGCTCAAGGCTCGGTTCGTCAAGGCCCTCAAGGTGACGGTGGGTCAGCTCCCCGACTCAGGCAAGGGTCGCGGGAAGAAGTGACCGCAGAAGAAGTCATAAGAGAGGCGGGTCGTTCCAACGGCCCGCCTCTCTGTTGTTAATCATCTTGTAAGCCCGCCTTCGGTATAGACCCCCTATAGAGAGGCTGGGACCAGATGACGATGCAGATGAATTTCAGACCGGGCCAGATGGTGTCGTACATCTCGACCCGCAGCTTTCAGCTAGGTGCCACTGGATACCAGGTCCAGGCGCAGATGGAAGTCCTCTTCGACGGGACCAACGTAGAGGTAGGGGGTGTGAAGTTCGTGCTCCCGACGCTCCGTGGGGCCATCAAGCTCGGTTGGCTCATCCCGGCTGACGAGTACGATCCGGAGGCGCCTATCGAGGCGAACCCGTCCGCGAACATCCAAGTCCGATCGGCCAACGACCTCGGGCAGAACCCCTTGCAGCCGGCGAGGAAGACGGCGATCACCACCGTCGAGTCGGATGAGCGTATCGTGATGTCCCGTGGGGAACGTCAATCGGCAGCCTCTCAGCAAACCCAAGCGGTGAGGGCTCACCAACAGAGAACGGCCGGTGGTGGCATCGCCCGTCAAACGGGTGGGGGTCGAGGTATCGAGATGGGAGGGGCCGAGTTTGGCGTTCCCGTTGAACGAGCCTTTCTGACGAGGGCTCGGGCAGAGACGACGGTGACCCCGAACACGGTGGGTACGGCTATCCGGGATGCCGAGCTGGTCAAGGTCCAGCCGGGCCAAGGGCTCTCGGAAGACCAGCTCTTGTCGATGATGACGGAAGAGCAACGGGCGGACTACTTGGCCGTGAAGGAAGCCCGCAAAGGGGACGTGATGAGCCGTACGGCAGGTTACGTCCCTCCTCAAGCCACCACGACCAACCTCGCAAGCTACAACCAACCCGGCTCTCGACCGGCCCAGCCGGCTCAGAGGACCGTCGTGGCGGCTCAGGCTCAACCTCAGACCCGCGTGGTCGCTCAAGTCCCGCAGGCCCAGCGGGTCACCCAGTCGGAGGGGATCCAGACGACCCTTTCCACGGGTGGCGGTACGGAAATCGCTGACCCGACCGGGATGGGCGGGAAGGCTCAGGAGAGTACGGTCACGGTTGAGGGGATGACGTTCAAGAACACGAACGGCCCCAAGAAGGCGTTTCCGAACACACAGGCCGTCCAACAGACAGCGACCTCGGAAGAAGGCAACTCCAAGATCGAGAAGGACGGGACAGCCGATGCTCGACGCAGCATCGCCAAGGCGCTTTGCCAGGACTTTCCCGACACTTACGAGTTTGGGGACCACTGGAAACGCCGTCTTGCCATGATTCGCCTGCACTTCGAGAATCGCCTGGACGTGATCCGAGCGATCTTCGCGGCGGAGTCGGATGACTTCAAGAAGTTGCTCTTGGAGGAGTTCCCCGAGGCGTTCGCAGCGTAAACGGCTCACATACTTCTCTTGTAGCTTCTCGTCTTGCGATGGCTGACGAGAAGCACGAGGGGCATGACAAGGAGGCGGGTGCCTTGGTCTATCTCCAAGAGGAGTTGACCGACGCCCGCCTTCGTTGCGACCAGCTCAAAGGTTTCGTGGACAAGGCCGTGCGCCTGATTGCGCAGTCGACCCACCGGGACCACTTCTATGAGGTGGCTGGGGACGTCATCTACGGACTCCCAGATGCCCTCTTCCGTCTGGACAAGGCTCTGGACGCTACAGCGCTCGCGGCCTCACGCCTGGACTACGAGGAGTTGAAGCAACAGCTCAAGCCGGAGAAGGTGGAGGAGCTGGAGCGGGTCCTCAAGGACGTACGGATCCGTCATATCGACCGGCGTTCCCCGAACGTTCAACCCAAGAACCCGTTTGCCCCACCGCCCACCCCACAAGCACAGAGCGGGAAGTTCGCAACGCTCCGGCTCGCCTCGACCAAGTTCGTATCCGCTGCGCTCCGGGGTCTTGCTGACTACATCGACGAGAACCCCAATCCGAATCGGCACGTCATCATCGGCGGTCTTCACCGTATCAAGATGGCGCTCTCGCAGACAGCTCAAGAGGCGGTTCAGGCGATGGGGCCGATCCAAGCTAGCTCCCGCGAAGAGGTTAAGGACGGCTTCAAGAAGGCCAATCCTACTCTTTCCGACGAAGACCTGGAGCAGATCGCCGACGAGTGGGAAAAAAACAAGAACGTCGTCAAGGACAAGGCTGGTTAAGATCCCGTGAAGTTCGTCTTCCGCCCCCCTAACGGTACAGCGGGAGGTCCAGCGCTTTCGGAGTCGAAGCTCCCAAGTGGTGACCCGGCCGGGAAGGGTGTATCTCTCTCCCCAGACATTCCAGGATCCGCCACCTACAATAAGCCCTCCAACGAGGGACCTCGGGAGCCTACCAAGAACGACCAGTCGATGTACCACGTCGACAACGCCGACGACCTCTTGAAGCAACAGGGACGTGGCGACGAGATCAACCACGAGCACGCGAAGCCCAACTACAACGGGCTTGGGGATCGTCCGGACAACGACTACTCGAAGACGAAGTACCCGTATCGGGACAAGATCCCGAACCGGCACAACGCCGCTCTCGTTGAGAACGTCGTCCAGCTCTGGCTTCTACGTACGGCTCACTCCCGTCTGGTACCTCTTGACGGGTCGGCTCGAATCGCAGCTCGGTTTGCCGAGATCGAGCAGGGGTTGAACCCCAAGGTCACGGAGCGAGCGAGCACTTGCTCAGTGTCCGTCAAACGTGTGGACATTGGGAACCTCCGTTGGCTCTTCTCGGTCGACTGCGGTAACGGATCGAAGATCGTCAAACTCAAGGCGACCCGCAAAGGGGTAGTCAAAGCCTTGGCCAAGATGGACGTCAACTTCACCTGTTCGTGCCCCGCCTGGCGCTGGTTAGGTTCGGAGTTTCACGCGAAGGGAGAGGAGTACATCGACGGCAAGCCTCGGGGTACGGCCTCTACACCCAACATTAAGGACCCTCAGCGTATCAACCGTGTGTGTAAGCACGTAGCGGCTGTCATCGGTCATGTCCGAGGTTGGACGATCCAACCGAAGGTCAAGCCGAAGGCCAAGACAGCTCACGAAGCATTCCAAGAAGCCGTTAGGCTCCAAATGCAGATGAAAACAGAATGAAGGGAGATCCCCGTGCCGACCTATCAAGTGGACTGCCTGGAGTGTGGGACGACCAAAGACCAACGACTTTCGTACTCGGACTACGATCAAGTTAGGGATGGGTCGAAGACGCTCGCGTGCTCCAACTGCGGCCTTCCGGCTCAAATTGGCTTCGCTCCCGGCAACCTGGGCTTCATTCTCCGTGAAGGGGAGTCTGGGGGTTGGGCGAGCAAGTCAATCAAAGAGAACGCCTACCGCAACCGCCGTCGCGAAGTCATGGCCAAGCGGGAGAAAGACCACGTCTTCAAGTCGAGCCTTCAGGCCAACTATGACGGGGTTGAAACCGGCTCTTGGAAAGAGGCTCAAGAGCTAGCCCGTGTTGAGAAGGGCGACGAGGCAGCTTCTACCTATGATCCTCTTGTGTCTAAGGAGCAGGTGACATGAGTGCCCCTCGTCTGTTTTCAATTCTCCGCCGCAAAGCTGGTCTGATCGACCTCATCACGCCTATCCGGCCGGAGTCCGAGGGTGTGGCCTACTACCGGCTCAAGAAGGACACGGATCCTGGCGGGGCTTTCGCCAGCGTCGTGTTGACGGCTCCGCGAACGGGCCTGATCGACCCCGCCGTGGCTGGCAACCACCACGTGATCCAGCCCGGCGAAAATGTCCGGATGATCTTCAATCCGAGCAACTACACGCTCTCGGATGCCGCCTTCTGGGTCAAGCTGGTCTACGTAAACGCAGCCCTTTCGGAGATGGTTAGCCCGGCGCCCGGAGCCGCCACCTTGGTTCTCCCGCCCTTCACGGGTCCGATTCAGACGGGGTTCTCAGGGACGGCGCCAGTCGGAGCAGCTCTTGCCAACTCGCTCCAGATCGACCTGCCTCGGGCGATGGACAACTTCCGCATCCGGAACCTGGATACGACCAACCCCCTCTTCGTAGCCACCGACCCTGGTGGCCCTGAGATGCAGGTGGTGGCCGGTATGGAGTTGGCTGGGTTCTCTGGTCTTGTATCCACCCTGTTCGTCCGTTCTACAGGAGGTACCGTTGCGTTTACGGCGACGTTCGCCTACGCAACTCCCAAGTGAGGTGTCGCCGAGGTTCATTGAAAGCGGTGGGAGCGGTGCGTGTATCTCATAAACTTCCTCAACCTCCAAACCGCACAGCAGCTATTTATAGCTGTTGGACGGTACAGGACGGGACAGGGGTTGTTGGGAGACAAGGATGGGGTCAACCTCGTCTTCACCACACCCTCGTCAGAGAATTTCGTACACAACCTCCCTTTTCTATCGATCCAACTGTATTTCAACGGGCAGCGGTTGACCCTTCTCGACGACTACATGGTCTCCGAAAGCGAGGGGTCGGGGACCGGCTTCGACACGATCACCATGATGGTAGCGCCTAAACCGGGGGATCACTTGACGGCGGACTACATCATCACCGCTCCGTGAAAACCTTTTTATGCGCTCTTGAATACTGAGGACCAACCCCCCCACCGAGGAGACCTAGCTCATGGCCCGCACCTTCATTCGTCAAGACACCCAGGTTCGCAATTCGGACGTCTACGACGATACCGTGGCGGCGGGCTCGACTCTTGAGAGCGCTCCGGCACATATCGAGGACGACCTCAACGCCCTTCGTTCTCAGGCGAAGCGAGCGATCTGGCAGGACTCTGCCGGCAACTGGTACGACGACATCCCGACGATCAACTCGAAGAAGCGCGGTATCCGCGACCTCAACTTCGACCTCAATGACATTGAGGAGAAGAAGATGCTCTGTCGGGCACAGCTCCTGACAGACATTACGGTCCCCAACACCCAGAACTGGAAGATCCTCGTGGTCGCCAGCTCGGAGACCCCGACCCAAGTGGCGGCCGTGGCCCTGACGCAGAACGGTGCGGTGGTCGCCCAGTCTGCCCTTTCCGGCGCCGGCTTCGATGTCCACGAGCTGATCGAGATCGCTGGTGCGAACGCAATCAGCCCGAAGAACCTCGCTCTCGTCCGTAACGCTACGACGGGTCAGCCGGTCCAGTCGTCGGGTCGAGATGTTTTCGGTCTTCTCCAGTACGAGTCCACGGGTGTCGATGGCGCCGCCTTCAACGACACGTCTGCGGGCAATCGGGTGAAGATCAGCTTCGTCCGTCTGACCGCTGGTCTGGACGATCTGGAAGCCTGCCCGGTGGCGGACATCCAGAACGCCGTCATCAACTACTCCTACGTATTCCGTACCAACCTCGATGCGGTTGCGGAGGAGTGCTTCCTCGCCAACGGCACCTTCACGGACCTCACGGCCTCCGTGGACGTTACCCGGCAGAACGCCTACAACAACCAGGGCACCACCCCGGTTGACCTGACGACGAACGCCACCCTCGACCTCGAAGGTGCGGGCCTCGTCTGGGCGATCCGTGACGACCTCGAAGCCAACCTCTTCCGCATCATCGAAGGCAGCGCTGGCGGTACGAGCCAGGTCTCCATCGACGGGGACGTGGACACCTTCAACGTGGACGCGGTCGTCAACGACTTCGCCTCGGGTATCCGTACGGCGACGGGTACGACCCGTATCGACGTCGGTGTGACGGCCGGGACTATCGAGACGACGGGTGCTGCGGACCTCCGGGTTCTCGGTGCTGGGGAGCTGTACCTCGACGACGGCAACCAGTCGGGTTCGACCTGGGCGCAGACGAACGGTATCAAGCTCTCCGACACGACGGCGGAGTGGGATCTCTTCGAGACCAACTACGGTGAGGTCTCCCTCCTCAACGCCATCAACCAGGCATACAACGTTGGTGCTCGTGGAACCAAGGTCTACGCCAACGTCACGGCCAACACGTCGGCGGACAACGATGTCGGCGGCGTTGCTGGTGGTACGAACCTCGACACCCAGCTCCCCAACCTGTCGGCCGGCACCTTCCTGACGGACTACGACCTCTTCTTCAACGGAGAGCTTCTCCGTCCGGGTGCCGATGCCTCGGCGAACAACGACTACTACCCTGGTACGTCGCTCGCCAACGGGCAGGTTCGGTTCGAGTTCAACGTCAAGACCGGAGACGTCATCTGCGTCATCCCGTACGCTTGATGACGTGACCTAGAAGCGCCCCGTACTCCCTTGTGGGGTACGGGGCGTTTTCTCCAAATGTAACAAGGATCCAAAATGAACCCTCTCAAGTCCCAAGTGAAGATCGGCACCGCCTTCGAGATCGGATGCCGTTTTGATGACGTCCTAGAAAGCGCCAAGGCCGAGCAATTCAAGTACGAAGGAGCCTCCGGTGGCCTTCAACAAGCCGCTCAGTCCGTCGAAGCCTTGACCCAACACGTGGACAAGGATGTCGATGCCGAGCTGTTCGACCTCACCACGGCTGGGCACATCAAGAAGTACCTCATCCGAGCCCATCAGGTCGTTCTCAACCTGAGTAAGCAAGCGGACAACAACCGCATGATCTCGATGGGCAAGGTCCAAGCCCTCGAATCGTCCGTGAAGATCGTGAAGAAGATTCACGACGACGAGGTCACCAAGGTCGAAAACCTCCGTCAAGCGATGGCTCTTGGCCAGGCGGTTCCGGATGACGGGTCAGTCCCAACGGCTCCGGTTCCGCAAGATCCGACCCGCAAGATTCCGATCAAAGAGAGACGTCTAGCCGAAGCGGCGGCTGAGGCGGCAGCGGCGGCTGAGGCTCCGGCTACGGATGCAGCTCCAAGTGACGCGGAGGGGTTCACCTCACCGCCTCTTGGAGAGGTTTTCGACCCTCCCCCGAGCAAGAAGACCTCGGCCAAGAAGACCTCGGCCAAGAAGAGAGCCTCTCGGAAGGGGTGACTCGTGCCCCGTACGCCTGATCGTAGCCCCGGAGCGCTGGAGGAAGATGAGGAGATCCGTCTCATCTCCAACGCTTCCGGGCCATCACAGGCGGGAGCATTCAACTACGACGGTACGGACTTTCAGTTCCGTGATGCGGCGGGGACCTTCAACCCCCGCTCCGGGGGTGGGGGGATTACCGCCAGCCAGCACCAAACCCTCCGGCAGCTCACCCACCTAGCGGAAGAGGGTGGCCCCTTTGAAGGCTTCGCCTCGGGGGCCTATCAGGAGACCCTCCCAGCGGCGGACCCCTTCCCGACCTCCATCATTTGGTGGACCAGTGCGGCCAAGACCCACAAGATCGTTGAAGAGACGATCACCTACAACGCCAACAAGACCATCAACACTGACGAGTGGAAAGTCTACGACACCGATGGATCTACTGTTCTAGCTACCGTGACAGACACGATCGCGTACTCGGGCATCTTCGAGACGAGTCGGACCAGAACGATAGCGTGACATGGCTAAATCCCCGGTAACCATCCTCTATACGACGGACAGCGTCGAGCTTGCCACCAAGGATGGCGTTGCTACGGGGGTCAATTCCCGTGGTTTCATCACGGTTGGGGTGGATGGGGGCGGGGATGCTCAGTTCATCCTCGTTGACACCTCGGGTCGCCAAGTCGTTGTTGGGGCCGGGGTTGCCGGTACCCCCGCTGGTGGAGTCGTCTCGGTTCAAGGGGTAGCAGGCGGAACAGACCTCCCAATAAGCGTTGCCACCCTGCCTCTTCCCACGGGGGCCGCAACCGAGGCGACGTTAGCGACCAGGGCCGGGGAGCACACCACGGCGGGAAGCCCCCATGCGGTTCGCCTAACGGACGGAACGTTCTTCTACAACGCGACCACCCCGTCAGACACGCAACCCATTTCCGCCGCTTCCCTCCCCCTTCCAACGGGAGCGGCGACCGAAACCACCCTTGCGACAAGGCTAGCAGAAGCCACCTTCACGGCCCGGATCAACACCCTCGGCCAGAAAGCGATGGTGGCCTCAACGCCCGTTGTGGTGGCCTCCGACCAGTCAGCCATTCCCGTTTCCGATGGTGGAGGAAGCCTCACTGTTGACGGCTCGGTAGCGGTCACCAACTTCCCGGCCGTCCAACCCGTTTCGGACAACGGGGGAAGCCTCACGGTTGACGGTGCCGTGGATGTCACGGATGGGGGTGGCAGCCTCACTGTTGATGGGACGGTCACGGCAGATCAGGGGAATGCAGGCACCCACGTTCAACGGTGGATGGTCGGCCTCTCGGATGGGTCTGGCTTCATCTCCCCGGCAACGGACCGGACTCTTGCCACGGCCCCCTTCTCAGTCCGGCTCTCTGACGGGACCGCCTTCTACACGGCTCCCAGTTCAGGACAGCTTCCGACCGCCCTCGTAGGTGGGCGTCTGGACACCAACCTTGGGGCTTGGCTGGGGAGTACAGCCCCTACGGTGGGCCAGAAGGCGATGGCGTCTTCGGTTCCGGTGGTCCTCGCTTCGGACCAAACCGCCCTCCCGGTTTCCCAGAGTGGGACCTGGACCGTTCAACAAGGCACGCCTCCATGGTCGGTCTCTCAGAGCGGGTCTTGGTCGGTAGCGCAAAGCGGAACCTGGACGGTCGAGCAAGGCACTCCTCCTTGGTCCGTAGTTGGTCCAGGGGCCTCTGGGGCGGCTCTTTCCGGCAACCCGGTTCGGATTGCCTTCTCGGACGGCACGAACACGAGGGACGCCCTCTCAGACGCTTCTGGGCGTCTTCAGGTCGTTGGTGCCGCAGCCTCGGGGGCAGCCGCAGCCGGAAACCCGGTCTTGGCGGCTGGCTCGGATGGTACGAATGCTCGGACCCTTCGGACGGCTACGGACGGTACCGTTCGGGTAGACCCGACCGGGACGACGACCCAACCCGTCTCGGATGCAGGGGGGAGTCTCACCGTCGATGACGGTGGAACGAGCCTCACGGTTGATGGGACGGTCACGGCGAACCAAGGGAACGCAGGTTCCCACGCCCAGCGGTGGATGGTTGGGCTCTCAGACGGCTCGGGGTTCATCTCCCCAGCTACCGATCGAACGCTCGCCACGGCCCCGTTTTCAGTTCGACTCTCCGATGGGACCGCCTTCTATACAGCCCCCAATTCGGGCCAGCTCCCTGGGGCTCTTGTCGGTGGTCGGCTCGACGTCAACGTAGGGGCTTGGCTCGGGTCCACGGCTCCTACAGTCGGCCAGAAGGCGATGGCCTCCTCGGTGCCGGTTGTTGTTGCCTCGGACCAAGCTGAGTTCCCGGTTCAACAAGGGACGGCAGCGGCTCTCTCCGGAGCTTGGCCGGTCAAGCACACGGACGGCACCAATACGATGCCGACAGCGGATGCTGCGGCTCGGGCTATCTATGCTCGTCTCACAGATGGTACCAACACCATCGGTACGCTTTTCAAGACGTTGTACTCCGACCCGAACGGAGACCGTCGAACAATCCACAACAACGCTACCCTGACTTCCACTGGGAATCAGGTTTTGACGTGGGTGGGGTACGCTGAGTGGTACCTCATCGTCAACTTGAAGAACGCCCCTACGGGCACGTCACCGACGATTCAATTCAAGATCGAGCAGGTCGATCCGATTGACGGTACGACGGTGCTCACAGATGCGCGGTCTTGGACGGGTGTGGTTCACACCACAAATGACCAAGAGATCATTGAAATTCCGGAGTTGGTCAGCGACTCCATCAAGATTTCCTGGACGATCACTGGAGCCTCCGCCTCGTGGACGGGGGTGAATGTCGCCTTCTGCGGTCATGCGGCAGGTAACGCCATTGAAGGCCAGTCTGACGTTGGGACGGTTGCGGAGGATCCGCCCGTTCCGGTTGCTGGAGTTGATGACTCGGATCAGATCCAATACCTCCGTGTAGACGGTGCAGGTAACCTTCAAGTTGTTCTCAGCAACATTTCGGCCGATGCCGTTCCCGGCCTTTCGAGTGGGATCGTTTCTCTCGGCGGTGGTACCTCCAACACGCAACAAGCCATCCGGGCGACGGCATACACGGAGCAAAGTTCCAACGCACAGCGTTCGATAGCGTCCTCCAATGCGAACGATACCTCAGCAGGGACCGGGGCTCGTCAAGTCAAGATCACCTACTTCACGGCAACGGGGACCGGACCCTTCACTGAGACTGTCAATCTGAACGGAACTGCGGCCGTTGCTACGACGGCCACGGACATCTGTTTCATCGAGAAGTTGGAGGTGGTTTCCGTTGGATCGGGTGGGGCCAACGCCGGAACGATCACCCTCTACGTGAACAACGCGGGTGGAGGGGGCACGATCGGAACCATTGGCGTGGGTAACGTAGTGACCGGCGTTGGCGACAATCAGACCCTCTGGGCGCACCACTACGTCCCGGCGAGTAAAACCGCCTCTTTGGCGACCCTTACGGTTTCTGCCACCTCGTCAGGCTCCGGCACCAACGCCAAGTTCTACTTGAAGGAGAAGGCCGTACTGACGGCGAACGCCCCTGAAAACATCTTTGGTGACGTCATCGTGATCGTCGGCGCCTTCCGTCGAGCAGTTGAAATCCCCCAGAAAATTACGGGATTCAGGCGCATCACGGCCTATGGGGTGCCGGGTGTCAACAACGCCCTACTGTCGGCATCCTTCGACTACTCGGAGATTTGAGATGCTGGACACCTTCACCCTCTTTTGGACTGACTTCAAGGCCGCCTTGACGGCAAAGGGTTTGCTTGAGCAAATCCAATACATTCAAGACTCGGACACGTACACCATCTTCGCGTACGACGTGCCGATGAAGTACGTCTGTACCATCTACAAGGGCACTGTCCCAACGGGCGTGCAGGCGTACTACTCGCAAGCAACGAACGATTCCGACAAGTCGGACTTCACGACCAACTACCAGTCGGAGTCAAACCGCAGACTCAACAACGCCCTCGGGTACACGTACAACATTGCTGAGAGCGCCTCGGGGCCTTCCGGTGGTGGACCTAGCGGAACCAACAAGGCGATGGTCTCCATCATGAACCCCTCGGGTTCAGGGAAGCACATCAACATCCGAGGCTTCTCCGTTCAAGCTGAAACGTCTTCTGGTACCGGCGTCATCGTTCTTTACGAGCTACGGCAGATTACGGCCCATACGGCAGGTACGGCGGTCACCATCATCAAGAGATGCTCGTCGGATCCCACCTCTATAGCCCAGGTCTACAACACCCCTGCTTCGGTTACGGGCTCCACAAGAGCCCAGTCCTTCATCATCCAAGCCAACACGGCCCAAGGCCCGACAACCTACTTCCTCCCGTTCGGTACCGTAGGTGAAGATCCTATTTGTTTGCTCCCTGGGGAGGGTCTAGTCGCCCACCAAGTGACCGGCAACGGGGGTACTTTTCATATCGGTCTAGTGTGGACGGAGACCGTGGCCTAAAGGAGATTTTCAAAATGAAAGCCGTGTGGTTCCTACTATTGACCGTTCTGATTGCTTGCACTCCCTCCAATCAAGCGGGTGACGTTTCTGCGAAGGGCAAGGCTCCCGGTGGTGGGGGAGGCGGCGGTAGCGGGGGTTGCATGACGTGCTCCGTCGTGACGCCAGCCCAGCCCGTTATCCTTGTCCATGGTCGGGGTGACTCCCCCTCCCGTTGGGACGCTCTTGTGTCCGACTGGTCGGGCAAGGGCTACACCGAGAACACGAACCTGTTCCGCCTCAACATGGCGGCGTATTGCGGAGACAACGGTTTCTGCTCGATGCTGCCTGCTCCGGACGGAACGGGGGCGACGTACGTAAACGAGTCGTACGCGAAGTGCCTCAAGCGTTTCATCGACGAGAAGGTGCCGTGCGATGCAGACGCCGGGACGTGCCCGATGGTCGACATCGTGACGCACAGCCAGGGCGGCGTCGTAGCTCGCTACTACAGCCAGTTCTTGGCGGCTCCGAGGCAGGTGAAAGACCTCGTCGTCATGGCGGCCACGCACAATGGAATCACGAACTGCACGTTGGCTGGCGCCTGTGCGGGGGTCAACCCCGAGGTCTGCCCGGACAGCGCCTTCCTCCACAAGCTGAATGGGGTCGCTCCTCAAGGAGACGGCTCGAACGACATGACGCCTGGAGGCGCCTCACCGGGTCCGGTTCACTACTCGGCTACGGTCAGCACTGGAGACAAGACCGTCCCCCCTTGGTGTGGAGGGTTCTTCATCTCGAACCCTCAAACCCAGCAGGGCGACGACCTCAACTGCTCCGGCTCGGGCAACTACACAAAGGATCCTCAGTCGGATTCTTGCCAGGTCTCCACCATCCAGCACCTCGTCGTCCCGACGAACGCAGCGGTGATTGCGGACGCCTACTGCAAGATCAACCTCTGACGAAGACCCGTTTTGGGTAAAGAGGGGCGTCAAGGTGACTTGGCGCCTCTCTTTTTGCCCTACGGATCCTTTTATGGGGCCGGTATCCGTGAACCCTTCCTGTAGGAGCGATGAGGAATGCTGAGGCTAACCCATACCCAGGCTGCGCAAGGCCCGTTGCTGATCAACGACATCGACGCTCGGATCGCCAACCGGACCGCTCATCGACTCATGGGCGATCCCAACAAGTACAACAAGGACGGCAACGTGTTGTCCGGTCCGGATGCGAGCACCAAGCCTGGGGTCAACTACCCCAAGACGCAGTGCTACGTCCCGAGGACGAAGCCGGGTGATGCGACCATCGCTGGTTACATCGACATCGCGGAAACGGACGCCGTGCTCATGTCTCAATCTCGGGGGACCATCAAGGGCCTCCAGACGGCAGGCCACCTCACCGTGACCTCGTTCACGGCGGCGGACGTGGTGGCTCCGGTCCTGACGACGGCGGATCTCGACACCCCTGGTGCCGGTGACCTCCGCCTCACGGGGACGGGCTTCCTGTCGTTGTCCCCGAACACCACGACGGTCTACCTCACGGGAGATGGTGCCGTCACGCTGACGCAGGCCCAGATCCTCGGTGGCAGCGGGTCGATCACGGACACACAGATCGACATCCCGGCCGCCCTCATCCCTGGAGCGGCGACCACGACGACATCGGCTCAGGTCAAGGCCGATGATCAGCTCTCTGCGGTCGTTGCCCTGACGTGAGCCTGACGTGGGGACGCTACTTCAGGATTTGATTGACGAGGAGGCTGGTGCCTTCCAGAAAATCAACAGCAAGTGGCGTCCTCAAAACCTGTTCTACGAGCTTCAAACGAAGGAACTGATACGCGACATGGTCCGAAGGTACCGACGCCTCAAGGAAGGGGAGCGAGAGCTTCAAAAGCTCGATCGGGCGGACCTGTTGCTACAGCATGTTCGTAGGATGGGGTTGATCATCAAGCGGGCTTATTTTGTCCGTCGAGCAAACCACCTGGCGTTCTGCCAGGCCGTCTCGGAGTTCTACACGGCCTACGGCGAGATTCTTCGCTACCTGAAGATCGACGAGGCGAGAGGAAAATTGGAGCCCGCTCTGGGTTAGGAGGACGTTACAATGCGTGTCGGAGTCATTCGTGGAGACATCAGCAAGGCTCTCTTCATCGCCGATGTGGAGCCCAAGTCGCAGTCGAATGCCTCGACTGAATCCCCTCTTGGCAACGCCCGCTACGTAGGCAGGCCGAACGCTACTGCCATTCAGGCGTACCTGGATGGGCAGGGTCTCGGTGCGTCGGCGACAACGCTCATCACGGCAACCGTCCCCGTGGGTGGTTCCGTGGACGTGTCTTCGGGCACGATCACGGGTGTTGCCGGTCTTGGTGGAGCCACGGCTGCTCAGGTGACCGCCCTTCAAGACCTCCTCGCCCCGCAGTTCGTGGAGACGGACGCTCTCAAAAAGAGCTTCCTCTACGGGAACCTTGCTGGGTACCTGTCGGCCAACTTCAATCCCGACCCGCGACGTGACCCGGCTATCGCCAACGGTCCGGCCATCGAGTGCGTTGAGGATGACGGCGTGACCGCCTTCACCTTCGCCGCTCCGGTCCTCTCGACCGCCACGTTCGGTTCGCCTTCGGCTGGTTGGATTCGGGTTGCCGGGACCTCCCTGGCGCCGTACGGGAGCTACAGCTTCGCGGTCATCTTCACCCGTGCCCCGCTTCTCCCCAACGAGACCCCCGTGAAGCTGTTTCTCACGCAGGCGGCCATCGTGGCGGCTGGAGGTTCGATCAATGCGGCAGGGACGCAGATCGACGTTCCGGCCTCGCTCATCTCCAGCAAGATCACCAGCGCCACGCGCACCGAGTACCTGGCCCGTGTTCAAGTCAACGACATGATCACGGCCACCTCCAGCATCGGTAGCGTCTGATAGCGCTCTCTAGGGGCTTCGAGTGACCCTCGGAGCCCCAATGTAGATCCAGATCCTAGATGAGATTCAAGTGCAGTCCCTCGAAAAAAACCCAGATTTAGATGAGGCTGAGATGTCCAAGGTCACCAAGGACGATGCGTTCCGCACGCCCGATTTGTACTTCGCTGCGTATCTACAGACGGCGGGCGTTGAGATGGTCCGAACCGACCGGGAGAACAACCGGGTCTACTTCGTGTTCGACACCAGCATCGCGAACATCAACGAGTTGAAGACCGGGTGGTTCAACAACTCGGCGAAGGTGGCGGCGCAGCCCTACGCGAACGCCATAAAATCATTGAAATCGATCTGCCATATGGTATGACTAAGTATTTGCCACATGCGACGAGCTAACGTAAGCTCGTGGGTGTGAAGCGATGCTCTAAGTGCCAGGTCGAGAAGGACGAGTCCGACTTCTACGTCTACAAAAAGACGGGGAAGCTCTGGGGTAAGTGCAAGGCGTGCCACGTTTCTGAGTGTGTTGCTCGGGACAGAGCAGACCCACAGAAGAGCTTGGCGCGGTGCCATCGGTGGCGTAGCTCCAACCCAGGGAGGGCGTCGGCCATCTCTCGGGCGTGGCAGCTCCGTCACCCCGAGAAGTTCAGGCAATCCAGAGCGAAGATTAAATTCAGCATCGACTTCGACGCCATGTGGGTCACCCAAGGCGGCCTCTGCGCTTGCTGCGGGCTCCCCATGCAGCGAGAGGGTAAAGACCCCACGTCCGTCTGCGTCGACCACGACCGCTCGTGTTGCGCTGGGAAGAAGTCCTGTGGCAAGTGCGTGAGGGGCCTCATCCACCGGAACTGCAACTTGGTCCTCGGGTACGCGAAGGACGACTTGAAGGTGCTCCGGGCAGCCGTTGAGTACCTGGAGAAGTGGGAAGCCCGGCGAGAGTCACCGCCTTCGATAATGCTTGCCTAAGCGCTCCCTCGTAGGGAGACCTCACTATGGCGTTCGCGTTCAGCAAGACCACTCCGGCGACGGGAGCGGCGGCGATGTTCGACTTCAAGGAAGTCCTCGTCAACAGCTCCTTCTGGACCGTTTTGGAGTCCAGCGACGGGACGACCTACAACAACGCGGGCGACCAGATTACCTCGGGTGGGTCTGGCGCCAACGGCATGGAAAACGACTATGCTTGGTTCCGAATTGCGGATCCGGCCGCTGGAAACGAGTTTATCGTCCAACGACAAGCCAGCGGGAACACGCAATGGAGAATTAAGCACTCCATGTCGGCAGGCTTCACCGGAGGGACGCCCGGTGCAACGCAAGTGCCTTCGGCAACGGATGAGCAGATCATCTTCGGGGGAGGTACGGATGCTTCCCCAACCTTCGCGGCCCTTTTTGCTACGGACGGCACCTACCGCTGGAACGTCGCAACGGAGAGCGCCAGCAACTACGAGTTTTGGGCTGGGGCGTTCCCAACTGGAGGTGGGAACCCGACCACGGCTTTCGTGTTCGATCTTCTGACCGCCTACGAAGCCACAGATGGCTACTTCATGGCTATCTACATCTCTGGGTCCAGTCCGTTTCAAGATAGCCAAATCAGCTCAGAGAGCTTCTCGGCTACGACGAACGCCTTGTGGGCCACAGTCCCGTCTGCAAGCCCAACGACCTACGATTTCTACACGGGATGGGTCTTGTACAGCCTTGGAGGGACGGCCAACGCCGCCCCCAACGGGTTGCCTACCAACCCAATCAACGGGAACGATGAGGTGTTCCCCATCGTCCTCGGTCGGCGGTCAGCCTTGTCTAACCCTGGGCACAAGGGGGTCTCCTCTTTGATGAAGTGGACGGGTAAGGCTAGAGACACGGGAGACACCCTCTCTGTCAGCACCACAAGCGATCGGATCGTCTATCGAGACGTTACTCTGCCTTGGGACGGCACCACACCGCTGGTGTAATCCCAAATGGCTGATTTTAGCGGCCAGGAACTCGTTTCCTTCCCTCTTGAAGAAGGGGTTATTGTAGCCTATTCAGGCCAGGAACTCGTATCCTTCCCCCTTGAAGAAGGGGCTATCGCTGCTTACCCCGGCCAAGAGCTAGTTAACCTAGCCCCCGAAGAAGGCCCGGTCATCTACTCGGTCTCCTCCGCGATGGCAGGCGGAGGGACCTACGACGCCGTCCTCGGGCTTATCAGCTCGGACCTCGCCTCCACCATGGTTGGCGGAGCGTCCCAAGCGGCTGACATGGGGGTCAACTACGCCATCGACATGAGCGTAGCCGGAGGGGCGAGCTTCGCGTCCGAAGCAGGTGTTCTCTATGACGTTGACTCAAGTTTTGATGGTTCTGGCGATGTTGTAGCCGCCGCGAGTGTCCTCTATCTGGTTGATTCCGCGATGGTTGGGGACGCCGCTCAAACTGCGGCTGCGGGTCTACTGTATGCGGTTGACGCTTCTTTCGTTGGGGATGCGACGCTCGATTCGTGGGTCATCCTCCACACGAAGCTCGGTTGGTGCTTCTTCTTTGGCACCGGGAACATCAATGGGGATCTCGGTCTTGTCAGCTTCTCGTGGCCGTTTTGTAACCTGTACGCAGGTAGCGAGCTAACGGCAGAAGCCTTCTCGGCTCTATTTGGTACCGCTGCGATGGATGGAGGGGGGGCGCTGGATGCTCCTGTTCTGTACAACCAATTCGAGATGGGTACAGCGCTAGCGTCGGGGGGTGATTCATTCATCGCGGACGCGGCTCTCAAGTTGGCCGCCATTTCAGACCTGTCTGGGAGCGCCTCGGTCTTGGCCGAGATCCTTGTTACGTTGTTGATTCAATCGGACATGGTCGGGGACGCCCAAATGTCGGCGGACGCAACCCTCGACATCGTCTTGGATTCTGCGATGGCTGGGGAGGGGGCGTTCACGGCCACCAATCTGGTAGGTAACATCGCAGCGGACTTGGTTGGGGATGCGTCCATCTTGTCGGCCGAAGCTACCCGCATCCTTTACGTCCAGGCCAACCTGTACGCTCAAGCTGAATTTGTTGTACCGGAGATGCTCTGGAAGCCTCATCCGATGGAGGTGCTCCCGCCGCCCTCCCACAATTCTGGGGTCACGCTCTACGAGTTCATTAGTTCCCTGGGTCTGACGAGGATGGTGACGCCAACCCCTGTCGCACAGGAATTGGCGATCGTTCCGTTGGCAAGGTCTGTCATCGTGGAGCCTGTCACCGTCGCCGCTGTCACCAACATCCGCTACGGATGGCCGTTCTACTACCGCTCTTATGGGGTCTCCTACAGCACGTACTACACAACAGCCACGTACTCCTCCTACGTGTTCCGAAGGTAAGCCATGGTTGCCCACGCCGTAGATGCCGCTCTCAGTGGAGACGCCTCTCAAACAGGAGACATCCTGGCTGTCTATGCGTTGGATTCAACGCAAGCTGGGGATGCCACTCAAACGGGCGACCTCCTCGCCTCCTGGGCGTTGGATTCAACGCAGGCGGGAGAAGCCACCCAGACGGGAATCCTTGGATTTTTGTTGCCTTTGGACTCAGCCCTCTCCGGTGACGCTTCGCAAGCCGCTGACCTACTTGCGCTGTTTGCGTTGGTTTCGACGCAAACAGGCGGAGCGGATCAGATTGGAGATATTGGGCTCTCGATGCCTTTGGACTCAGCCCTCTCGGGTGACGCCAGCCAAACGAACACCCTCCTCGCGTTGTATGCGCTGACCTCCACGCAATTCGGCTTCACGACCATGACGGGAGACGTCTGGCTTTCGATGTCTCTTGACTCATCGTTGGACGGAGGCGCTGGGGCCTCGCTCGGAGCAGACTTGTTCCTCCTTATTGGAGTGACCGCAGGTTTGAGCGGGGACGCAGATTACAGCGGAACGCTCTTGGCGTTTCTATCGGCCACCTTGGTCGCTACAGGGTCAGGGTTCCAGGTTGGGGTCCTCGCCGACCTGATCAGTATGAACTTTGAGGCGGGCGGCACCTTCATGGATGCAAATATCACCTGGAAACCCCATCCGGGAGCCCCCCCACCCACCCCGAGCATCAACGCGGCCATCCTGCTTCAACAATTCATTGATTCTACGGGAAGCAACAGGAAGCGTGTTAAGACCAGCCCGGCGAATAACCCGATGGTTGATCCTAACCCCCCGCCTAAACCGTTCAAGCCCAAGTGAACCAACGTAAAGAGGAGAAGCTCTGATGACCGCAAAGACCGACTTTCTGGAGGACCGCGTTCTCGACCGGGTCCTCAAGAACAACGCCGACTTCTCGTACGCCTTCCCGGCCACGGTTTACTCGGGTCTCTTCACGGCAGATCCCACGGACACGGGCTCGTTGGCCAACGAGGTCTCGGGTGGTTCGTACGCCCGTCAGTCGATCACGTGGGGCGCCATCGCTTCGGGATCCGTCGCCAACTCAGCGGCGATCACCTTCCCGGTAGCCTCCGCTCCGTGGGGTACGATCACGCACACGGCGATCCTCGACGCCGCCTCCGCTGGCAACATGCTCTACAAGGGTGCCCTTGGAACGTCCAAGGTCGTCGGGACCGGCGATCAGGTGTCGTTCGCGATCGGCGCCTTGACCGTTTCGGAGGGTTGATCGAGGAGTAGCCGGTGCCGCCTATCGTCGATGTCGATGCGGATCTGTCTGGAGATTCCACGCTTTCGGCCGAGGGTATTCTTACCCAAAGCGCCGATGCGGGGATCGCGGGCTCGTCTACCGTGGGGGCAGACCTCACGGTAGACACGGGCTACGCAGCTCCCGTTCGGTACAATCCTCCGCCTCGGACTGTCCCAGCGGGTCGGATGATCCTAGACCAAGTTGACCTGTTCCTGGCGGACGGGAAAACTCGGTCGCAAGGGGTGACCGAAGCCAACCTCCAACTCAGGATCTACGTTGGTGCCACGCAACTGTCGTGGCCTATCGTGTCCGGGGTAGGTGTGGCCGATGTTCAGGTAGCGGCGGGGAAGGTCTATTGGACCGAGTTCTCCACCGGCTTCTACAACATTCGTTGGTTCCCGAACATGACGGGGCCGTGGCGCGTCCTCCTCACGTACCCGGCCTACGATCAAGCTATCTCGCTAACCTACGAAGTAGTCCCCCAGGTGAACGCTCCTGGGGGACTTGGGCTTCGAGCCTCATTCATTCGGAGGGGGCCGTGAATGGCCACCACACGAGGCAGGCTTGTACAGTCCAATCAGGTGGTCTACGACCAAGCAGACTTCTTCCAGCTTGACGGCTATACCCGTGCGACCGGGCTGACAATCAGCAACGTCACGGGTCAGATTTACTTCAACAACACCACCCTCACGTGGCCGATGGTCTCTGGGGTTGGTGTTGTTGACAGCCAAATCGTTGCGGGGAAAATTTACTGGGAGGAGATCCTCGGGGGTCCGTATGGCGTACGTTGGCGCCCCAACGCTGTGGGCTACTGGAGGCTCATCATCACCTACCCTACCGTGACGCAGATTTTGGCGCAGGACTACGATGTCGTTCCTGGCGCCGGGCCTCAGCTCGGCAGCGGGATGAAGGCTTCTTTTATTGGCACGGGTGGTAAGAATGATTGTTAAGCCCGCCAGCCCCGGAGTCTTCAAGTGGGGGTATGTCTTCCAACGAGGAGACCTCCCACTGTTCGTGACGGATACGGCGGGAAACCCCGTCAGCCCATACAAGGTGACGTACACCTTGTACCGTTACGCCAAGGATGCTTGTGCGCCGATGCGTGTTGGTCCTTGTGGTCGGACCCCGGTGATGGCGGATATCGGTGAATACTACGTCTCCGGGGTTGCTGGGCAGTGCGGTCAGCCGGGTAGCTGGTACGTCGAGTGGAAGCTGGAGCAGTCCTTCGGGTCGGCTCTCATGACCGAGCGATTCGGGTTCACCGTGTTCGACACTTCCCAGCTACAGCCCGCGACCTACGGGACGGTCTCGTGTGGGTGCGGTGGGGGGTGCTTGACGCAGACCGGCTCGTGCGGGAAGTTCGGGTGGTGAGATGGGTGTAGGTTTCCTCAGAGGGCAACAGCTTGGCCGGGACGACCTGAATCTGTTCCTGACCAACTCGTCCGGACATCCGACGAACGCTGCCGAGATTTACTACGCCATCTACGACTTCACGACGGGGATGGAGGTGCTCGTTGGGTCACCCAAGAGGACGCCACTCAACCCAACTGTCGGCGAATACTACGCCTCCCTCATCATCCCGCTCGATGCCAACCTCGGGGACTACCGCATTCGCTGGACCATGCGGGAGATCGTAGGGGGTCCGATCCAGACGGTCGTTCAAGAGTTCAACGTTCGGGATCGCGAGACGGCGATGCCGACGTGCTTCACACCTCTCCAAGAAGACCTCATCCGAAGGCTTCGGATGCTCCTCCGGGACCAGAATCCGGACAAATTCTACAAGTTCCGCCCGCCCGCCCACGAGGAGACCGTCAACCAATTCAGCCGGGTCTTCGGTTACATATGGGAGGATGTGGAGCTTCTTGAGTACCTTGATCGGTCCCTGGACATGATCATCGCGACACCACCTCGTACGCCCTTCGCTGACATCGAGCAGATGGCGAACTACCGCCCTGAATGGCGGACCTTGCTCATCACGGGGGCCATGATCTACGCCCTCCAGGCTCTCCAGATCAACTGGGTGGCCGACGAGTTCGACTACAGCATCGGCGGTGTCTCCCTCACGATCGATAAATCGAGCAAGTACGAGAGCCTCAAGCAAGGGGCCTCGGACCTCTTCGACAAGCAACTGGAGCGGGCCAAGCAGACGATCAAGTACATCAAGGGCCTTCAACAGCCCAAGTATGGGGCCGGGATTCGCAGCGCTTTCGGTCCGTACGTCGGTCGCGGTGTATTGAGCCCTCGGAAGTTCCTCGGATTCTAAGCCGGTGTCTCAGTTCGCTGAGATAGGATCTTCTTATCTTCTCGTACCAAGGCACACGCCCCCTTTGGGGTGCCCCCAAATTACTCGGAGAAAATGCAGATGAGCACGCCCGCGAACCCGACGATCACGGAAAAGAAGCAACTCACGATCGACGACCCGGTTGATCCCGAGCAACTTGGGAAGTTCGGGCAGCTCCAACAGGCCCGTATGCAGTGCGCAGAGAGGCTTCTCGATCTGGAGCAGGAGAAGGTTCGGGTGCTCCGGGCAGCGGCGAACGTTGACGCCGAGCGTCAAAAGATGTTCGAGGGGCTCCTCATCGCTCGGGGTCTTCCGCCCAACTTCCCGGTCGAGATCGACGCCAAGTCCGGGAAGATGACCCCCGTTCAGGGGGCGCCATCCGACATGGTGGAAAAGAAGGAAGCCCCTGAAAACGGGGCCGCCAAGGCATCCTGACGGATCCGTCTATCAGGTGCCTTTGATGAGGCACTATGGCGGACGTAGGGCAGCGCGATCGTACGCCGGACCTACGGGAGATCACCAAGCTCCCGTGGCCGGCTCCCCCGCTAAATTTGTTCATGTTGGATGGGTCGCGAGGGGTCATCGACCTTCGTTGGGATGACCCCGCCATTCTCACCTTGAACAGCAGGTTCCACCTGCTCGGGGTCAACGTCTACCGCTCGTTTGACTCCGAGTTTGGCCCTTACGAGCGCATCACGGACCTCCCTATTGGCTCGACGTTTTGGCGTGACCAGACGGACAATGAGCTGATCGTCGAAGAGGACGTATCGGACAAGTTCCTCCTCTTTGGTGTGGACAATTCTGCGAGCGGGATGGATGCCCCTCGGTACGTCTTCAAGACGGAGCACCACCCTATCGTCGCGGAGGGCTCCCGCAACATCCCCACAAACAACCCCAATGACGTGTGGGTGTACGTCGATGGGGTTCAAGTCCCCGTTCTCAAGGTCAGCGGGAACACTGGTGAGATCGAGATCGACGTCAACCGCTACACGGACGTTGCTCGGCAAAAGGTCATCGAGCCCGTGGTCCCGACAACAGGGAGCCGGGTCACCTGTACCTATCGGTACCCCAGGTCTTTTCTCAAGACGGACCTGAACCAAAGGACGTTCTATCGGGTCACGACGGTCGGCGTACCTCAAGGGTGCAACCTCTCCCTCGTACAGCCTCAAGACCTCGTGGAGACCCCACTAGAGCATGCGGCGGCCACCAACACGTTCGAGGTCGAGAAGCTCGACTACATTTGGCGGGAAGCCATCCGGCGTAACCGTTGGATCTTGAGCCAAGGCGGAGAGAGGGTGAGCGTCTTCCTCCGGAAGAACGTAGGCATCCCATGCCCTTGCGTCTCTTTCCATCACAAGCAACCCCTCTCGGACTGCCTTGATTGTTACGGTACCGGCATCGTTGGAGGGTACGAGGGGCCGTACGACATCATTGTTGCTCCGGACGACGCCGAGGTTGCTATCCGCCAGACGGACCGGGGCCGGATGACCACCCACCAATACGAGGTCTGGACCGGCCCAACCCCGCTGCTCTGCCAACGAGACTTCATCATGAAGGTGAACGGGGACCGCTACACCATCGGACCCGTACGGATGCCCTCCAACCGAGGTAACATCCTCCAACAGCACTTCTCGATCGGGAGCTTCGACGACAAGGACATCCGGTACAAGGTCCCCGTGGGTGACCCCATCAAGTACGCAGCCAAGCAGTTCGTGGCCTCTGGGCCAGAGAACGAGGCCAGCCGGGACGTGACGGAGAAGCCCAACATCGGCGATGAGCGTGAGATCCGTGGTCGTACGAAGGCTTGGGAGAACACGAACTACTGATGGATCGCATCTCTACGGTCTACGGCAAGCCACTTGTTCACGGCCTAGACAGGTCCGTCGACCGAGCCCTCAAGATGATGAAGGGCGAAGTCCTCTACCGCCTCAAGAGGAAGCTCCTTCAGTCCACCTTTTCCGAAAGGGCTAAAAAAGCCTTCGCTAAGGCCATCGCCGTGAAGATCGGCCCATCGTCTCTCACGATCACGGCGAAGCACCCCGCCTTCATTTTGATGCTCAAGGGTCAAAAGAAGGGCCAAATGAAGTGGCTCTCCAAGGCCAAGCGTCCTATCCCTATCATCACTGAGTCAGGGGAGTTGATCTTCCGAACTGCGACGATCAAGTCGATGAGGGATGGGAAGTGGCGCCACCCTGGACGCGACCGCTTCGATTTCGTAGAAAAGGCTAAGATAGAGGCGCGGGTCTTGATTCGCGAACGGATGACCAAAGAGATCCAATCTGTTGTCAAGCGAGCGGCAACCACAGCGAAGAAAAAGGGGCGAAGGTGATCAACGTAGGGGACATGGTCGTGTGCGGCATCACGAGGGACTACCTCATCGAAGACATCAAGTTTTCGGTGCCTAAAGGGCATGCTGTCACCATTCCCGTGGACCTCGTTCTCCGCTCGGTAGACCTGCACCGAGCCCTCTCCCAAGGCATCCTTTTCCAGCTCAACACGCACAGTCTCATGCGTCTGAAGTTCCCTCGGACTCCAGGTGGGGTCGCTGAGGAAGAGCGATTCGCCAACGATCTAGCCAAGCAGATGGCTCAACGCTCCAACGCCGAGAGTGAGGCGAGCAACTTGAAGCAAGAGAAGGTGGCGCTTGAGGCAGAGAACGCCCGCTTGCGTGAGGAGTTGGTCGCACTTCGTTCGGAGAACGCCAAGTTGGCAAGTGAGGCGGAAGCAGCGAAGGGTACCGAAGGGAAGCTCGATCAGATGCTCGCTCTACTGAAAGAGCGGCCGGCTACGGTCATCCAGACCGTCACGCAAGGCACCTTTGGGAAGGCCGCAACCTCGGAGCCCGTTGAGGATGACGCCCCCAAGTTCATCCCGTCTCAGATCCGCCCGGATAGCGTCGATGCCTCCCGTATCTCTGTCCAAGAGGGGAGCACGGAGTCTGGAGGGGTCGCTTCGGCCGCCGATGCCCTCAAGAGGTTCCGAAAGCAACCTTCGGGTCAATGAACGACTGAAAGTTGTTCTTATGCGGGTGGAGTAACGGAGACGATCCGATGCTCACGACCGACCCCAAGCAAGCTCTTCTCGCCCGTGCCTCCACGCTCGTCGGTAAGACGGCCGCAGCCGGGGTGCTTTGGAAGTACGTGGATGATGAGGGCGGGGAGTTCTACCTCTCCGTGAAGAAGATCGGGCCTATGAAGAGCCCCTTCTCCGGCAAGACCTTCACGTCGAAGCCGGAGAAGTCCACGGTGAACGATGTCAGCAAGGACTTGAAAGAGGAAGGCGCCAAGGTCAAAGGAGCCCTCTTCAAGTACATCGACGGCGAGGGCAAGGAGTTCTACCTCTCCAAGAGGCAGACGAGCACGCTCAAGAGCCCCTTCTCCGGCAAGAGCTTCACTCCGAAGCCGGAGAAGTCGAATCTCACGGAGGTCAAGAAAGAGCTGTCCGAAAAGAAGGAAGCTACAGAAGCCCCGTCTCCGGATCGCAACCTCATCGCCTCGGAGATTCTCGACCAAGGGGAAGACCACCCGGCTCTCAAGGTTCTCAAGGCTCAGTACGATGCCATCGTCAACGGCATCAAGGCGGCCTCGCAGCACTCTGCCCGAATGGCGAAAGTTGGGGTTGGGAGGACCGAGGACCCGACCTACGTGCTCGCTCACGTGCTCCCCGAGATCAAGAAACTCGCCCGTGAGGCTGCAATCGTCGCTCAACAGATGGAGAAGAGGGTCAAGTGAACCATCTTCGCTGGAAGACGGCGGCTCAGCCAACGTCGGACGCGACCGATGCGATCTGGCAGGATCCCACTTCCTACAACCCGTACATGCAGGGTCCTCCTTATCTACCGGGGCTCCCCTACCAGCCGGACGTGAAGGTCGCTCGGGTTGTAACGGCTTCCATCGTGGATGAGGCTGTTCAGGTCCCGGATGCCATCCTCCCCACGGCTCTGACTTTGCTCCGAGCCCTCGCGATGGTTCACCAAAGCCATCATTGGCTTACGTACGGCCCACCTTTCTACGCCGACCACCAGCTTTTCGAGCGCCTTTACAACGGCATCGTGGGTGAAATCGACCAGATCGCCGAACGAGCCGTGGGCACGGGAGCCTCCAAAGAGGCGCTTCACCCAGGGGCTCAGGCGTATCAGGTGACCCGGATCGTCCAGGCTCTCTGCGGGGACGGAACCACCTTCGGTGAAGGTGAGAGCCCGGACTCGTACATCGCCACGAGCCTGAAGGCGGAACAATGGTTCGTCGCCAGCGTCGCTCAGATGGCTACGGCCTTGAAGGACGCCGGGAAGCTCTCTCGTGGGACGGACAACCTTCTCCAAGATATCGAGGACAAGCACGAGGAGCACGTCTACTTGCTTCAACAACGCAGCCAAGCTGTCGTGGCCTCAAGCGACCCTTCGTGGAAAGAGACCAATGAGGTCTGGGCTCCCAAGGTCACCTCGCCCCCCTCTTGGAAGCGTTGAATGAACGGGCCTAGCCCGCTAAAACCCAAATGAAAAGGAAGATGGACATGTCAGAAGAAATGCAAGCGGCGCCCGGCATCGGGCTCGACGTAGGGACCATGAACCTCGTGTCCGCTCGGACATATGGCACCGAGGTCAAGACGAAGCGGGTCCGAGACGCCTTCATCGACCTTGAGCTGGACGCCAAGAAGTCCCTCAAGATGTCGAAGATCAACTACATCGAGAAGGACGACCAACTCATCGTCATCGGCGATTCCGCCCTCAACATGGCGAACCTCTTCAAGAGGGAGGTCCGTCGTCCGCTTGCGAAGGGTCTCATCGCTCCAGGCGAGCTTGAGTCGCAAGAAGTCCTCTCCCTCATGATCTTCCAAGTCCTCGGGGAGCCCATCTCGGAGGGGGAGCACTGCTACTACAGCGTGCCGGCCGAGCCGATCGACGTGCCGGATCAGGACGTGGCGTACCACCGCGAGGTCTTCAAGCAGATCATCGCCGAGCATCGGTACACGCCCCACCCGATGAACGAGGCGATGGCCATCATCTACAGCCAGTGCGCGGAGGAGAACTTCTCCGGTCTCGCTGTCTCGTTCGGCTCGGGTATGTGCAACGTGGCCCTGTCCTTCCAGACGATGATGGGTATGGACTTTTCCATTGCCCGAGGTGGGGACTGGATCGACACCCACGCAGCGAAGGCTGTTGGTTCAACTGCCGCTCGCATGTGCGCCAAGAAGGAGAAAGGCGGCTTCAACCTCATGAAGCCGCCGAAGGGGGACCGGGAGGCAGAGGCCCTCGCTCTCTATATCCGTAGCCTCATCTCCTACTGCCTGGAGAAGATCGCGACGCAGTTCAGGCGGGAACAAGGCAAGGTGAGCCTCCCCGACCCGATTCCGTTCGTGGTGAGCGGTGGGACCACGCGGGCCGAGGGCTTCATGGACCTCTTCAAAGAGGAGTTCCAAGCCATCAAAAAGAAGGGCTTTCCCATCGAAATCTCCGACATCCGGCAAGCCAAAGACCCGATGACGGCGGTTGCGGAAGGTCTACTCGTCTTGGCGATGCAAGAGCACGACGGGTGACGAGTGTACTACTATTTGATTGGGTCTCTCAAGAAGCGGGTGATTCTGGAGCTTCAGGAGAGCTTCGCTCGGCACCCGGTCTACCAAAAGATAGTTCCCTGGATCGAAAATAAATACTCCTTTCAAGAGCGGCCCCAGTTCGGCATCGTCGTCAAGGGGGCCAGCGGCAACAAGGTCCAGCTCTCGGCGGAGAACTTCTTAGGCGTCGTGACGAGCCATGTCATGCTCGCCTATTTGAATGAACCTGCCTATCTGTTGGAGTGGGTTCGTGAGGATCTGGAGCGTGTTCGGCAGAACGGGGACAAGATGCCCTTGGCCCCTGGCGTCTACTACATCGAGTGCTTGACGGCGCCGACGAACCCTGGCGAAACGGGTACGTTCGTCATCGATCCTCTCATCACGGTAACGGACGAGCCTTTGCTCAAGGTGAGGTCGGGCATCGAGACGGAAGCGCAGCTCCCACACATCCCCGTTCAAGGGACTCTGCGCATCTGGGAAGACCGAGCCAATCTTCTTGTGGAGGGTAAGGACTACGAGGTCAACTACCAAACCGGGGCTGTCAAAATCAAAACTCGGCTACAGCCGGACTCGGTTTTGACCGTTGATCTACGGTACGTGGTCCCTTCGATTGGACCCGTCGAGTGGAAGTGGAACACGTCGGACTACCAGACGCTCCCTGGGGTGGTCTTGGCCTTCGGCAAGAGAGGCAAGCCGGGGGACAAGATGGCGATCGTGGTCTACGACGACCGAGTGGACGCGGCCAACGCCTTTGGTGGCCGTTTTGAAGCCTCGTTCGACCTCGAAGTCATCGCCACGGACCCCATCCAGGCGGAAGAGATCGCCGACTTCGCCTTCATGACTCTCTGGGTAGAGAAGAGGGGCAACCTCTCTTTCGAGGGTCTTGAGGTCTTGGACGTCCAAATGGGTGGGGAGTCTGAGGAGACCTACGACGAAACCGGAGACACGTTCTTCTACAGCGTGAACCTGTCCTTGCAGGTTCAGTCGGACTGGGAGAGCCACATCCCCCTTCCCTTGACGATTTCCAAAGCTGTAGCGGCAACACGCGAGGCGGAGGATTCTGTCACGGCCGACAGAAGGGGAGGAGCCTCCAGCCTCGTGGGCGTACCCAACGCTGGGCTCTTCTTCTCGACGGTTCCGATCATCGTCGGGCGTAACAACTTCTACGAACGCATCACCTAGATCCAAATGAACATGTGGATGGAGGAGCCGTGCCGAAGTACGTCTTTGAGTGTCAGAGCTGTACCGCGAGATTTGAGCGGACGCTAAAAATGGGGGAGCACCCAAGCCACCCATGCCCCTCATGCAAGGCGGCAGCTCCTCGTCTATTCATGGGTAACGGGTTCTCCCATGCCTTCGAGTCCGGCAACGGAGCGGCGGCCAACTCAGGGGTCCATGACCATGACTACCCTACGGCCGACAAGATCGTGGCCAGGAGTGCCGAGCAACGCTGGGCTCAGTACAGGGAGAGGGACAAGGTAAAGAAGAAAGTTCGTGAGGCTGGGGGGACGGGCGCCCTCGTTCGTACGGATGGGGACGGGTATGTGGAGTACGATGCGATGGTCCCCGGCGCTCGTACAGCAAGGGAAAATCTTGTCGATTACGCCGTCAAGATTGAGAAGCAACCCATCGTGAAGCCGGACTCCTAAAGGTCGCTTCGATCATCGGTAATCCCCTTGTATGTGTCCCTAGACGAGTTTCACCGAGGCGCAACCTCGGGGCGACGTGAGAGACCCGATCGCCAGATCGGACCCAAATCAAATCAGATAGTTCGTCGATAGCACGCCTAGATCAGATCAGACCCAAATCAGAGAAGATCCCCGACAACTCTCACCCCTCTGAGGACTTCCATGGCGTTGGGTCCGTTCACCACGTATGTCCCCCCTGGCGTTTACTCCCGCACCCTGACGGAAGCGAACGTCGCGGCGCTGATTGCAGGTCTGCGCATTCCGACCATCATCGGCGTCGGACAGGAAGAGCTGGAGCAGCTCGACCTGGAGATGGTGCGCGGATCGTCCTCTACGCTGGACCAGCAGATCGTCAACGAAGACGTGACGACTCGCTGGATCGTAGACGACACCAACCCCGACAACCCCATCCTTGGGTTGAACGACGGTACGCGTACGCGAATCAAGGTCGTCAACTATCCCATCGTTGACGGTCAGGGGTTCGGTCGTGTGACGAACGATGTCCGGTCAGTGACCGTCACGGTCAACGGCATCCCCGTCGCGGTCGGCTTCGTGCGAGGCAGCTCCGGGGAGATTGGGCTTCAGGTCCCGCCTCAGCCGGAAGATGTCGTCCGGGTCACCTACTTCTTCCACCGTGGGGATACCGCCTTCACGGATGACGTTTCCGATCAGGTCACGACGACCACGGCTGAGATCGTTACGCCGGGTTATCAGACCTTCGCCATCACGACGGGCGCCAACGACACCTTCAAGATCAAGGTGAATGGCGGAGCCGAGGTCACCGTGACCTTCACGGCGGCTCCTGCGGCAACGGCCTCGGCGCTCAAGACGCAGATCGATGCTGCGGCCATCTCGGGCCTCACCACGAGCGTCTTCACGGCGAACGATGGCTCTCTCCACCTCCAGTTCAACGCGGCCACCTCGATTGAGATCGGGGATGGGAACGCCAACGGACCCCTCGGTCTGGCCAACGGGCAGAAGACGAATCGGAACCAGACCTTCAAGGTCTTTCAGCGTCCGATCGTGGACGGCACCTCTGGCGGCCTCACGACGACCGACCCCTCGAAGGTCGTCGTCAAGGTCAACGGGCTCCAGGTCATCCCGACCTCCGTGGACGGCACCAACGGGACGGTAACGCTCCCCACCGCTCCGCCTTCGGGCTCCGAAGTCCTCATCCAATACTTCGCGAACACCTGGCAGGACACGTTCGACTACCTCCCCAACACGCTGGTTACGAACGTCATCCGGGCGGGTATCAGCCCCGGCCGTAACGACTTCATCCAGAACCAAGACTTCGTGGTGAGCAACCCGTCTCCGGACGTGTCGATCATCCACTGGGGTACGAGCTACTCGGTCGCCTCCACGCTCCGCACCCCTGGCGCGGAGCTGTTTGACGACTCCCAAGTCATCCCGACCCTCGTGGATGACAAGCTCTACCTCGCCGAGTGTGAGCGGTACGTGGACAACTCGGTTGTTCCGGCTCGGACCTCCTCGACGGAGTTCTTGCTCCCGGCAGTCCCGACGACCGGAAACGGCCGTGACACGCCGCTCGGGCTCGACCTCTTCTTCTCGGCTACGAATGAGCGGAACGACCTCATCACGAATCGTCCCGACCTCATCGTCATCCGTACGGGTCGTACGCTCCGTGACGCTCTCAACCGTCCGGCAGCGAAGGTGCTGGAAGTCGACGGGAGCACCCGGAAGGTCACCCTGAAGGATGCGGTCCCCCCGGACCACAATGCGTACGCGACGTTCTGGTACAACCGGATCGCGGACGACACCTACATCCTCACCAACAAGGTCGCCGGCCCCATCGGCACTGGGCAGTTCGAGGTCTTCTCGACCCTCTTCAATACGAACGTGCTTCAAGTGCGGTTCGGATCGAAGGGCGGCGGCCTCGTGGACACGGTCCAGTGGCCCCGTGGCGTCGAGCAGGTCCCTGATGCGTTCCACTACGGCGGAACGCCCGTTTCCGAAACGGTTACGGTCACCTTCGGCGTGAGCCCGGCTACCAACGCCGTCTACACGAACAAGGGTGCTGGACCCTACTCGTTCTACGGCCCCTCGTCGGCCACGTGGCGCACCGTCCTCAACGGAGGCTCAACCCTCGCAACGAACCTCAACGTTGCGACGGAAGCCTACCTTGTCAGCCAGGCGGTTGACATCTCGGGTGGTGGCATCGAAATCACGCTGGCGGTCAACGATACGTTCAGTATCACGATCGATGGCGTCGACCTGGACGTGACCCTCCCTCCGGGTGTCGCGGTCACCCCGGCTGCGATCGAAACGGCCGTCAACGCGGTCATCGACGCCGACGCAACCTTCTCCGGTACGGCCCCGAACAACCTGTTCACGGCCATTCCGGGTCCTGGCACGGGCTACACGTTCTTCGTGCTTCGGAGCTACTCGACCCCGGCCGTTCTCCCGGACGGCTTCGACCACAACTCGTACTCGGCCATTCGGCAGGGTACGGCGGAGACCAGCCTCGGCTTCACGACCTTCCAGCGTGCCGATGGTACGACGGGTGCGATCAACAAGCCGGCGACCCTCCTCAGCTCCCTCGCGGAACCCTTCTCGTTCACGAGCGGGGTCAACGACGAGTTCAAGGTCCGCATCAACGGCGTGGACTTCACCGCCATCATCAACCCGGCGTCTACGACAGCGGCCTTGGTGGTGACGGATATCAACGCGGTCATCTCGTCTCAGGGTGATGCGAGCGTCGGTACGCTCGACAACCTGAACAAGATCCGCATCACGTCCAATACCAACAGCGACCAAAGCTCCGTTCTCATCCTCAACGGTACGGCCAACGCTATCCTCGGGTTCAACGAGGGTGACTTTGCCAGCCAGACGAGGGTGACCGTCCAAGAGGTTGTGGATCGCCTCATGGACACGGTGAACTTCGCGGTCTCTACGTGGTCGCCCCCGACCCCGTCCGCGACGGGTGGTGTGGCCTACCCGAGCGTCATCGACGGTCAGACCTACCTCACCATCGAGTCGTTGGTGGTGGGTACCTCCTCCTCGGTCGTCTTCGCGACGGGTACCAACTCCGCCTTCAACGTGCTCACTGGCACCCAGATCACTCCGGGTACCGATGGGGACAGCGGTGAGGCGGCCTACGACAACTTCGTCGTTACCTCGGACAACCCGAACGGCTCGGACGGTACGGGCGTACCGGGTCAGACGTATACGGACACGCGATCCGGCCTCCGGTTCACCGTTCTCCCGTCTACGGACGGCTCGTACAACACGGGCGGGTACTTCACGATGGTCGTCTCTCCGACCTGGCTCGTGAACCCCTCGATCCCGTACCTGTCGATCCCTGGCCTTGAGACGGTCGTGACCAACACGGTCAACATCGGGGTCAACGACACGGCAACCCTCCAGACGTTCAACCCCTCGGGTGTCGAACCAAAGAACGGGGACTTCTACTTCATCAGCTACCGCTTCATGAAGCAGGACTTCTCGACCAGGATCTTCCGTCAGTTCAAGACGATCCAGGCCAACTTCGGGACGCTCTCGGCAGAGAACCGTGTCACGCTCGGCGCCTACCTCGCCATCCTGAATGGGGCGGTCTTGGTCGGGGTCAAGCAGGTGCTCAAGATCCCGAACACGAACCAAGCGTCGGCAGCGTCGTTCATCGACGCTATCCAAACGCTCGGAACGCCGCTCCCCGGCAACATCAAGCCGGACATCCTGATCCCGCTGTCTACGGACACGGGGGTCTACTCGTACCTCACGCAGCACTGTGAGATCCTGAGCAACATCCGTAACCAGTCGGAGCGCATGGGGTTCATCGGGTTCGCAAGCGGTACGACGCCCATCTCGGCTCAGACCATCGCTCGCGGGCAGGCCAGCCAACGCATGGTCGCCTTCTACCCGGATTCGTCGGTCATCACCCTCGCCAACGAGCTTGGGGAGACCTTCGAGACCCTGGTGGACGGCACCTTCTTCGCAGCGGCCATCTCGGGCGCCGTGTGCAGCCCGGCCATTGACGTGGCAACGCCGTACACGCGGCGCCGCGTCCAGGGCTTCACCCGGATCCCTCGTATTCTGGATGCAGTGGAGCTGAATCAGACGGCTACGGCCGGCATCACGCTCTTGGAAGACCTCGACCCGATCATCCGGATCCGCCAGGGTCTCACCACGAACATGACCTCGGTTCTCACGAGGCTTCCGACTGTCACGCAGATTGCCGACTTCGTGTCGATCAACTCGCGTGCGGTCCTCGACGCCTTCGTCGGCACCAAGTTCCTGTCCAGCCGAGTCAACGAAGTCGAGGTCTCGATGACCTCGCTCTTCAAGCAGCTCGTCCAGCAGGAGATCGTCGGAGCCTTCACTGGCATCGCAGCGGCGGTCGATACGGAGGACCCGACGATTCTCCGTGCGGAAGCCTTCTACCAGCCGATCTTCCCGCTCCTCTACCTCGTCCTGACGTTCAACCTCCGCGCTCGCATCTGAGCCAGGTTCAGTGAGTAGAGGCCCGTGGCGAAAGCTGCGGGCCTCTTGCTTTCCATGCCTTGAACTTCTTATCCGTGGTGTCCTACAGAACCATGGATGCCCGCGAAGCAGTTCGACAGGTTTTGCGCTCCTCTCCACGTGTTGCCGTGGATGACGAGCTGGATGTGGACCTAAGCGAGCTTCAGGTCGCTGACTACCTAGTCTTCATCCTGGCCCTTGAAACGTACATGGGCTGGCTGTCGGAGCAGGGTCACGATTATGGGGTAGCTGAGACAGCTACCCTTCGCAAAGGGGTCAATCTGGCCAAGAGGGCGGAGAGCCAGAACCTTGACGCGATCAAGGTCTTTTTCAAGGCCAACATCGGCAAGGCGAGCATCATGCTCCTCGAAGCCGCTCTCCGACCCCCTCCGACCCCCAAGGGTCTTGCGGTTCGAGCGACCAAGCTCCGCACCCTTCTCAGGAAGGGTGGACCCGCCACAGTGAAGGCTGTTTTCGGCACCTCTCGAAAAGCCAAGCAACAAGTTGAGGCGGCCATCGACGCGTCGATGCTCGACGATCCCGATCAGGCTCTCAACAAACTCTCGGCTTTCGTCCTCCGAAACAAGAGGCTAGAGGCATGGATCGACGAAGCCTCTGAGGTTGTACCTCCGGTCATCCTCCCGGCAATCAGTCCGGTTCAAGAGGCGGTTATGGGGGCCTCGGAGGTAACCGAGGCTTTGGTGACCTCCCAGATCATCCAAGAGCAACCGGGGACGGAAGCCAGTGCTGTAGCGAGGGCCAAGCAGGTAGAAAAGCTGGCTGAGGTTGAGGCGCAGGCAACGGAAGCCGCCAAGAAGGCTCTCGCGAAGACCAAGGAGCCGGATCGCCCCCTCACCAAGTCCGAGGTCATTGGTGTTGCTACGGCGGCGGCGATGGCGGTCGCCACGGACCAAAGCAATCCTCTGAACCGACCTCCTGCTCTTAAGGACTTGGACGCGGAGCAGTGTGCCGCAGCGATGACGGGCGGTAAAGTTAGGGTTTCCGCTGGGGCGGGCTCAGGAAAGAGCTTCACACTCCTGTCTCGGGTACAGTACCTCATCGACGAGGGGGCGGTTCCCGAGCGCATGATCGCTATGTCTTTCAACACGAAAGCGGCGAAAGAGCTGGCTGTCAAAATGGCCGCCAAGCTCGGGGATAGGAAGGTCGACTTCAAGGCTCGCAAGCGTGTAGGGGTGAAGGTTGGGACGATGCACTCCCTCTTCCTGTCCTACATCGGACAGTTCGGCACGCCTCAGCAGAAGCAGATTTTCTCGATCGTTGAGGTTAAGGACGCGAAAGGTAAAATAAGGAAAGGGGGTGGGATTTTCAAAGACGACCAGTTGTTCAAGGTCGTGAAGAACATCTGGTCGGAGTGCTTCGCCAACATCGACCACGATCCCCCTGGCGACCCCAACGGCTCGAAACGCAAGGTTCCCAATGACGAGCTTTGGAAGATGCCCCCCAAGTCCAAACGGATGCGGGCTTACTTCAACGTGTTCCAGGGCGAAGGTATG